CATTCCGGCGCACGAGGGTGAAACTTTTTCACCCCGCCCTGGCCTCCCCCCAGGATGGGATGTAACGGCGTGTGCGCGGCCCGCCCGATCGCCGCGGCTCGGCTGGTGTCGAGGGAGCAGCGGGCTCGGCAGCGCGCCCGAAGCGCGCTGGCATGGCACAGCAGGGAGCGGCATGCACGATGCCGGGACCATAGCCCTTGAATTCAGGAAGGGGTGGCCTTTAATTTCCATGCCAAGTCTCGCGTGCGGTCTTGATTCCGTGGCAGCGGATACACAAACCCTGCCAGTTCTCCTGATCCCAGAACAGCTGCGGCATACCACGGTGGGGCACGATGTGGTCGAGGATGCCGGCAGGCTCGCGCCGGCACATGGCGCACATGGGATGCCGTACGAGGTAGCTGTGCCGCGCCCTGCGGAATCGGCGGTTAGCGGGCGACAGGTTGGTGCCAGGGGTTGGCGCCGACTGCGCACGCTGCCGGTCCTGATGCAGCACGCAGAATCCGTTGGCGTGTGCGTATCGGCCGCACAGCGGCGACCTGCATTCGCTATGGAGGGCTGGCACGCTACGGTGCAGCACACTGGCGGGCGCGTCGCCACGACGGACATGCCGCACGTCATCGAAACCCTCAGCCCGTAACCGCGCGTCCGTGATGTCGGTGACTGCTGCGTGCATCGAGCGCACCATGCCTATGGGTACCGGATGCGCTCGTTCGCGCTGGGCGTCGCAGCAGGTTTCTAGGTCGGTATCGAATACAACCGCAATAGCGCGCACGTCAGCCGCGCGTGCGGCTTCGATAGCTTGCTGGCGGATGCGGCGATTCACGGCACACGAGTCGAGAATCACGGCTTCGCCATGCGTGAGCGATTCTCTCAATTCGCCGAACGCCCACTCGAAGAACTCGCCAATCGCGCGGCGATCGTCCGTAACGGCACGAAGCGCATCCGTGCTCACCACACGGGCTTGCTGCTGTGCCGCCCACGTCGATTTCCCTGAGCCCGGCGCGCCGATAGTTACCGTCAACGCGACGGCGGTTTCCGCCATTCTACGAACGATTGCCGGCTCAGTAGTCATACGTACATCGCGGATGGTGTTCGAAGATCCTGGATGCGCTGGCGTCCAGGCGCACGGTCCTAAAGAACTTCACACCGACAGCGCGGCCATCGCTCGGACCGATACGCTGGGCATGGGTATCGGCGGTGCGCGTCAACGCTACCTCGCGGACCTTGCCGCCTGCGGACCTGGCCGCGGCGATTCCATCGCTCACCATGCTCGCCGCCAGAGTGCCGGGGATATAGCGGATGTGGGCGCCGGTAGTGCCGACCACAGCGACCTTGCTGGCGAAGGTTGCGCCGAATATCGTCATGTGTAGAGGCACGCTGGGGGTTAAGAAAGTGGCGGGATGCTATCGCTTTTTAGGTTAAAGGCCTGTCCCGCACGGCCTGATGGGTACTCGACCGCATAGTATCCGATGTAGCGGTCAGCGCGCAAGTGGGTGCAAAGAAAAACCCCTTCCGGCCAGGTCGGCGGGAAGGGGTGCGATCAAACGGAAAACGAATCTGATTACGAGTCTACCAGTCGAAGCCTGCCGTGTTGAATTCGAAGGTTCGGTTTCCTTCCTGGTAAAAGCTGGCCTCGATGCGCACCGTCTTCGCCTTGCGCAACGCCGAGAGAAAGCCGCGGTAGTCGCTGATGAACTTCACCGTCGTTTTGTGATCGTCCGGGTCGCTTACGCTGTATCGCCGAATTGCGCCGTTATCGAACCGCGCCTGAATATAGCAGTCGCTGATACTGCAAGAGAACTGGCCGCGCTCGATGCCGAAAATGATGTCGTGGATCTCAGAAGCACTTGCGCGCACCGTCAAGCGTGCGTGCTGATCGCCGCCGTAGGGGAAGCCAAAGTCCATCGTGTTTGTCGATGGCAGGGAAGCGATAAAGCGCTTGCGGCCCATACCGTCGCTATAGTCAGATTCCACCCATTGCGATTCCGGCTTCGACACTGCTGCCGGCTTCGGTGCCACAGTCGCGGGCTTGGGGACTTCGGTTTTCACTACAGGCGCGGTGACGGGCGACGTACTGGCCTTCACGACCTTCGGCGGCGCAGGCAGGAATGCGAGGATCACGACGATCAAGCCGAAATAGATCAGTGTCACCATCAATCGATTCTGCGGAATGGCGCGCGGTAAAACCTTCGATGGCTTCCACAAGCCAACCACTAGGGCGACCAGGGAAAAGAGAATGATGAAAGCGTATAGGGTTTGCATGGGGGTTAAATTACTGAGACGCGACGCGCCGCGGGACGGGTGCGGCGCGGGGGTTACGCGGCAGGCCCCGGATCGGAGGCTTCCTGGGCGTACGTGCGGTGGGTGTTGCAGCTGGGTGGTGGGGATTTGGCGGGGAACGTCGCGGCGACCTCCGGTGGTAGAAGGCCACCGCGAAACACAACCTCGCGATGCACAGGGGCATCCGCACAAACGCGAGACAACTTATCGTAAGGCAATCAGCGGCGGTAGACAAGTCCCGCCGCAATGGTTTTTTCCAGCGCATTGTCGCGCAAGCGGTCGACGACCGGGGTGATGCTCTCGAGCACCCAGGCTTCCTGCTTCGTCAAGGGACGCCGATCCATGGCGCGCAGAAGTTGACCGGCTTCACGGGCGATCGCAAATTCAATCCAATTCATCAGAGAGATCCACCTCGATCGGCAGGACCATACCACTGGGATCGTTGCCGATCCGAAAGAAGGGCTGCTCGCGATCCGGCTCATCGAGGGATTCGATCTCGATTTCGGCTTGGTGCGGCCAAATTGTAACAGATGCGTTGTAAGATAGCCGCGAAAGGAGTCTGCATATGCTTTTTCTTGGAATTCCCTTGTCCGACCTGGGCGGGGGAGCGCCGACGCCGCCGATCTACTATCCGCCTTCGGGGGGCCACCCTACACATCCGATCTACAACCCACCCTACCCATCGACTGGGCCAGGATTCCCGACACCCCCTATCGCTCCTGGTGGACAGCCGCCCTATCCGAGCACTGGACCGGGGTTCCCGACGCCCCCGATCGCGCCGGGTGGACCGCCGCCCGTAGCCGGCTGGCCACCGGTCGCCATGCCGCCGATCTACTATCCGCCTTCGGGGGGTGGCGGTCAGCCGCCCTATCCATCGACTGGCCCGGGATTCCCGACGAACCCCATCGCTCCTGGCGGGCCACCACCGCAAGTTTGGCCGGGACCGGGATACCCTGCTCATCCGATTGCCCCCGGAGGGGGACCGTCGCAAGGGCCGGGATTTCCAACGCCGCCGATCTTCTTGCCGCCCCCTGGTGCTGGTGGACCGCCGGCGCCTGAAGGACCTCCTGGACATGTCGAGGTCCCGATCAGCGGAGGTTGGACTCTGCAATTCGTTCCTGGCCTCGGTTGGGTGGTAGTGCCGCCTCCGACCGGCGCCGAAAAACCTCCGACAGTTGGCGGTCAACCACCTACGCCGGAACCCAAGTAGAAAAAAAGCGGCCCAGTGTGAGTGAGCCGTTTGTCTTTTGGTCGGACGTGTCTGGCTTTGGTCAGACACCTGAGATCGGACATCTCAGTCTACCTCAGCCCTGCCCGTTTCTTATAGCGGTGGCGATCTTCAGCTTTTGCCGCCGCAGTTCCTCCACGGCACCGAGGGCCGCGGCAGCATCTTCCAGGACCTCTTCGGCCAAGATGCTTCAATCCAGGCGAGGACTCGAGCATCTCGAGCACGTTGATGATCGGCGGCATACCTCTTCGAGCGCCGCGCACATTGGCGATCGCCACGGCGGCCGCCCGGATCTCATCAGATGGAAGCGTGGTCGTCATAGCGGGTCCATCCCCATGTCTATCGCGAGTTGCCTACCGGTTTCGTTCATCCAGTAGCCGGGCGCGGTCATGCCTTGATCTTCCTCAACCATATCCTGAGAGCTTCGGTCATTGCCTGATTTTGAGAGATTCGCAATCTGAATGCCGCCACCCTGAGTTGCTCGTAAAGCTCTTCATCGAGCCGCGCGGTAACTTCTTTCCTTTTTGGGTTGTCTGGCGCCAGACAACCTTTTTCGGTGCGGCTGCTGATCATGGCACGCCCGCCACACATCGCCGGTGCATGAGTACGCCCTTGTAGGGTTTGCCGGCCTCCATCTTCTCAGCCTCGCCACAACTTGACGGCACCAGGAAACAGAGGTCACCCGCCGCCAGCGGCTGGACGCAGAGCAGGCAGGTGCCGCGCTCCTGGGTGACTACGACTTTGGTGTACATAGCGGTTTCGGATGCGTTCATTTTCGCGCGTGCTCCAAATACCAGCGGACGTGGGTTTCCGTGTCCGATTGCCGGATGGCGGCCGCCAGCGCGGCGCCGGCAGCTTCCTGCTCCGTGGGATATCGTTTGCCGCCCACTGTCGTATGCAGTTGCATGTCCGCGGCATCGTAATCGCCGAGCACGGACAGACCGGCTTTATAGCCTTCATCGACCACGAGGGCCGTCTGGATCAGAATCGTCATGATGGCGATTTCTCCTGCTGCGTGAACTCGTAGTGCAGCCGGTGGGCGGTACTATGCGAGCAGGTCTTGTCCGGGTACATCTTCCAAATCAAATAGCGGAAAAGCTCCACAGTCCACGTCAACCCCTGCCCGTGCAATTTCTCATGGTCCAAGCCGTGATCACGCGGCCTGGTCGATCGGTGCAGTGCCTTCAATTTCAAAATTTCCATCTCACTGAAGATCGGCCGGCGTCCGCGTTTCTTGCCGAGCGCATTTAAACCATTACCAGAATTGCCCATGAGTTCCAGCCGCTTTTGCTCGAGGAATTCCGGATCCCAACTGGAGTAATCGAACTGGGTTACGGACGGCGGCCCCTCTACCACGACACCATCCAAATGGGTGGTGATCCAAAGGTTTCGGTATTTCTTAGCGTCTAAAAAAGAGCGCCCACACTCGTAGATCCAGAAATGGTCGTCCGCCATTGATCTCGTCCCCCTCTTGGTTAGATCCGCACCTCCAGGTCACGCGGGGCTCGTCATCGCTTTTCTTTGAACTCGCGAAGAAGCCTGTCGGCGGTGGCGCGTGAGCACTGTTTATTGGGATGCAGGCGCAAGATCAATTCACGAAATAGATCCACAGTCCACACCCAACCATCACTCCGTGTCTCGAGCCCGATGCCGTGATCCCGCGGCCGCGTCGTCCGGCGCAGGATCTCCAATTCCATAATCTGCTCATGACTGAAGATCGGCCGGCGTCCGCGTTTCTTGAGGCCATCGCCAATTTTGCCCATGAGTTCCAGAAACTTTTGCTGGAGAAACTCGGGATCCCAACTGGCGTAATCCTGCTCGAACCGGGTTTCGAGCAAAATCTTCTCGTCATCCTTGGCATGCAGAACAAAGTGTCCACATTCATGGAATAAAGCGTAACTATTCAATGCCATGCTCCCGCTCTCCGTTTGTCCATCGTTAAACGTCATCAAAACGACTAGTCATTACGGTACGCCTAAACCGAACGGTTGCCAAGCGGTTTTTCGTACTTGTTCAAGACTATCTTCTGGCCTCAGACAAGCTATCTTTCGGACTCAGATAATTCCTGGATTATCGGACATTTCCGACTCGAGCACCTGTGCGAAAGTTTGCCGCAGCTTTCGCTCGACCAATGGGCGACACAGTGCGGCATGCTTATTGCGAATAAGACGCAGACCGTCGGCCACCCGCGATTTTAGGGAAGGGTAAGTAATCCCCAAAAGCTCCGCAGCCTGGTGGTAAGACAAGCCATCGAAATATATGAGGTCGAACACGCACCTAAACTTCGCCGGCAGGGTCCGTAGGACAATCCTAACCAGACGCCCCTCTTCCTCCTGGACCAGCGCCTGCTCGATAGATTGCGGATGGCTCGCATATTCGTCCATAGCTCCGACATATTGCACTATCGACCTAACAGTTCGCCGCCGCCGGATTCGCGCGCAGTTAAGCACAATCGCATGCAACCATCCTTCCAGACCACTGTCGCCGCGAAACTTCCCGGCAGAGTTACAGGCGGCCAATACCGCATCGGCTACCGCCTCGTGCGATTCGTCCACATCATGGAGCACGGAATAGGCGAGCCGAAACCATTTCCGTCGCCGTCGCTCGAAACACCCACCGATCGCGGCCAGTGACGCATCTTCCGGCGTGCGTGTTTCAGTCTGCATATCGCGCATGCGCTCCATATCAGGACTTCTCGACAACTGCACGCCGTTGCGGAAGTAGTGGCCAGTAATGTTCAGATCGCCATTCACGTCGAGCGGGTATTGCGGGCTGGCCGTCCCGACACCCTCTAAATCTCTAATTCGGGGTTGCCCATCTTCAAACGATTTCAACAGTGGAACAAGTTCAGATGCCATTTCAGTTCCCCCCGCGACACTTACACGCAGCCGCGAATTCGGTTTCGTATGGCGCAATCCCCGCAACGCTGACCTTTCGAAGCGTGGTAACGAAGCCGGAACCGTGGCAATGCGGACAATCGACATGGCCGATGCTCGCGTGCGCATGCTGCCGCTTGGCTCCAGCGCGCTGGATCAGATCCGCCGGCGTCGGGCAAACTGTTGCCGTGTCGATCACGTCGCTAATCAGTTTGTGGAGAAAATCTTTGTCGCTGTCCGAGATCCGCCGCAGCGCACGGACCAGTTCTTTCTGAGCAGCTGGAACCTGCGGAAATTTAGGTAGGCCGCTCAGCCGCTGGAGTTGTTTCTCGTATTCCGCATCCTCAAGCAACTTTGAGTTTTTCACGCCACGCCTCCACCCCATCCGGCCCGACGTATTCCGCCAGCGCGGTCCACATCTCTGACTCCGCAAGGTCCCGGTAAAATGCGTCGTCCGATTCCCGGCGTTCCTGGTCCCGCTGCTGCTGCCACGTCTCGCGTTTGATGTCTTTGCGTTCGGCCGGCGGAGCCGCTTCTGCCTTCCAGTTGCCTTCCTCGATCCATTGCCCTAAGGGCGGCCGGAATTTGCCAGGGCTCAGGCTCTGTTCAATGTCCCAGTGGGGACGCATGGCGATGTGGCTGCGGCGGATCTGATCGCCGGCGCCGGGATCCTGGCTCAAGACCTTGGCGATCGCCTTGACGGCCCAAGGACGGTTGCCCTTCCACGGGTGATAAGGCAGGAGTTCGATGACGAGCTTCTCGGCTTCTTCTTCCGCGGATTCGTGGACGACAGGGTTCTCGTTCAATGAACCAGAAGCCGCCGGAGCTACGACCGGGGCCGGGGGCGTTGGGGTTTCCGGCTGCGCACCACCAGCCGCCGGTGTTGTTGTTGTTGCTTCTTCTCGGTCAGCAGGCAACAACAACAAGGCCGCCCCCTGCTCTTCTGGTTCAAATACATCTGGTTCTTGTGCGGCCACGGATGGCCGATGCGTGAGGTCACCGGTGGCCGATGCGCAAGGGCCACATTTGGCCTCACAGTCGTGACGCGACATAGTGGTCCCCCACTGGTCGGGAGTGGCTATTTCGTAGCGGTTGCCGAAAAGGGTCCGACGGACGATTACCATGCCCGCCCGGCGCAGTTGATCGAGCGCCCGCCGGATCGTCCTCAGGCTTTTGCCCAGACGTTCGGCTAGCCTGGATAGTTTCGGATTGCACAATCCAGTCTTCCGGTTCCGGTAATGGATCAGCGCGGCGTAGAGAACCTTCGCGTGTGAACCGATACGTTGCCAGATCGCGGCGTCCGGCAGACAGACGAAGGGAAAAGTGCTGGCCGCCATGGCTACCGCACCTCCAGAATTCGCGAAACCGTAATACAGCCGTTTTCAACAGTTGTGGAAAAAGGGCTACGATGGTGTTGATACATCGAAGGATCACCTTTCTGGCGTCGTTCAATCCAAAGTGGGCGGCGCCGGTTTTATTGCAGCCTCGTGTTGCCTGATCCACGCAGAAAGCGCTTCGACGGTATCCACTACCGCGATCGCCAGGTGGTAGCCCAAGCGGATTTCCATGATTTTGGTTTTCTGCTCGGGGCTGGCCTCTTCGCCTGGCCGCTTGACCTCGAGCAGAAAACCGGGAAAGTGTGCGTGGCATGTAACGTAATCCGGCGTGCCTTTCGGCGCACCTTTGATCCAACGATTGCCGTCGGCGCTCTTGAACGTGCCGCAGTGATTGCGGCCTACCCAATAGCCGCGCAGGCGCAGCAGATCGAGGCAAGCCCGCTCGACGTCGTTCTCATTGAGACGCGGCGGCGGCTTCAGCCGGAAGCGTGACGCGTGCTGTTGGTTCATAACTGATCTCGATGTTTTCGTTAGCGCAGAGCTCAAGGAAGAAGGCCCACTCCGCTGGATGAAGTTGCAATATGCCGACGACGGCCCAGTGGTCGCCACGCCATGCGAGGATCCGGGCATGGTAGTGCTCGATAAAGTTCACGATCTGGATTTCGGCGATCACGCGGAACTGGCGCATAACTCCTCCACCCCTTCGACCTCACGGTTAGACATGTCGAAGTAGTTGCGGCCGGCGCGCAGCAGAAGAAACGGCGAACCCGATCCGCGGACCATCACGATGGCTTCCACTGCCGGGTTGGCTTCAAAGAGCGCGAAGATGATGTTCTTCACGTACTCCTTGGGCCCCGAGCTCGCGGACATGACGGCGTGGTCGATGTCGCCGCGGTGCCAGGTCTGAATCAGGCGCACGGTCAACCCGTGCTCTGGGGCGTCTTTGTACTGGACACGGATGCCGGCCATGGTCAGTCTCCGGTCCCGTACATATGTCTTCCCTCATGCCCCAAAGGACGACCGCACCATCCGTCCCCGACCCTTTCACGACACAGTTCCGGATCTACAGCATTGACCGCCAGGACGATCCGCGCGGCGTCTTCTTCGTTATGGCACTGGCACACCGGCCTGTCGCCGTCATAGACGTTTAGTCGGACTTTAGACCCGACTCTCCAAGCCATGGCTTCGCCTCCGTCACTCCAATTCGAGGGTGCCTTCGGGCGTGATGACGATTTCCGCATCCTCGCCGCCGCAGTGCCACTCGATCTGCACGCCGCCGTTTTCCCGCGGCACCACGGCCGGCGGCGTGTTGAGGATCAGTTCGGCCAGGTTGATAGCCTCTTCGGTCGGGGCGATGCCGTCGTCGTCCCAGTCCCAGTCCTCCTTCATCTCGCGCAATTTATCGAGTGTGATTTTCTCTGTCGCCATAAAACTCCTTTCACTTCGTCCGCAGATGGCCGCGTCTCCCAACGCCAGCCGAGCAAGGTCCAATGCCAGAAGCGCCACCAGCGATTCGGCGGCGGCTCAGGACACTCGAGCTTGACCAGGTTGTGGATGTACAGCACGGAGCGCACCGGTGGCGGGATCGAAACCAGAAGGTGAGGGCCGGTGATCGCTCTGCCCTGGCCCCAGCGCGGGGGGGGGGCAGGCGGGTTGCCCGTGCGAGGGTCGCTCATGCCGTCCTCCGAATCTGATCCCTACGCCGCTTGGCCGCGCTAATCGCCTTATTCCTCGCCCGCACCGCTTCCGGGTCCCCTGCCAGTTTGCGGAGTGCCGCGATTGACGCCGGATTGACATTCACCGGCTTGATCTCCGGCTGCTTCCCATCTGCGATCATCTGCAACCGCGGCACAACCCGCTCCCGGAGCGCATGCGTATTACGTCTTGTGCGGCCCAGCTTTACTGCGGCCTCATCGATCGTGTAGCCCTCGATCATAAGCAGGCAATACTCGATCTCCAGTTCAATCTCGGCATCTGTGCTCTTCCGGCTCTTGATCCGCTGCCCACGCAAGAGCGGCGCGAGTGATTCTAGGTTCCGCAACATCGAATCCGCCATGCTCGTTTCAGCAGCCAGTAACTCTTCGAAGCGAACGAGCAATGGGAAAGTGGCGCGGCTCGGTCGCAGCCAGGCACGAATCCACATGGCTACTCCCTTTCTGGCGGCGCCAAAATAATAGCCGCGATCCTTGTCCAGGCCGCGCCGGCCAGCGAGCAGGATCTGCAGCGCAGCCGTTTGTCGCGCATCCTCCCGGTCTTCCGCCCACCACCTCGATGTACTACGCCACATGACGGCCCTCACAGCATGGTCCGCGATGTTGTATATCTGGTCCGCTTCCACCCTCACGCCTCCCAATGCAGGCCAAGGAAATCCACGCCGCCCGGCATGCAGGCAAGCACCGCGATGGCGTCGATCAACTGTGCCGTCATGTCCGCAGCCTCTCCCTTTTTTTTGGATCCATACTGAAGCACATCCCCCTTCGAACCGAGGACGGATGCAAACTCCCGGCAGCGCCGCAAATCGAAATCTGAAGGGCCGTTGCGGCTCTTGATCTCATGGGCGCGGAGCGGAACCCCAACTTCGAGGACCAGAAGCAAATGGGCGCTCATGCGGCGACCCTTCCTTTTATTTGCAACGGGATATAGAGGGTAGAAGTGTAGTGGCCGTATTGACTGCCACTACACTTCCCCCCATGCTTTGCAGCCGTCAGCGCGACCGGAACTTTGGCCGTAACTTCGAACTCATTGTCTGCATAGAAGATGCGCAGATCGATCAGCTTTTCAAGCACCGGACGGCGCGTTTCGAAGTCGCCGGGCTCCGGGCCTTCGGCGATCTGGCGGCACGCCGCTTCGATCACGCGCTGCGCCGGAAGATTCACTACACTCCCCGCTGCACCCAGGTCAGCTTCGATCTCGCGGACGCGCTTCATGTCCTCCAAAATCTTCGTGTTGCCCTTGTCTTTATCGTAGGTGCCCAGACGAACCATCTCCTGCGTCCGCTCAATTTGTCCCCGCATCTCGACAAGTTCCTTTTCAAGCTTCGCCGAAGCGCCTCTGGTTGGTAAGGATTCATAATACGCCCTTGCGTTTGCCAGCAGAAGCTCAGGCTGCGTCAGGTGCTGCCAGATGGTATGAAATACCGCAGCATCGATTTTCGCGCAGAGGATGGACTTCAGAGAGCAACGCCGTTTCAATTGCCGCTCGTCGTAATTGACGCAGCGGTAAATGGGCTTGCGCTTGCGATCCCGCTGATCCATGTACAACTTATGCTTGCAGAGCCCGCATCTCAGGAATTCGGAGAGCACACTCTGCGTCGGCGGTCTGCCGCTACGGTCCTGTTTGTTTTCCGCGAAGCTCTTCTTGACGGCATCGAATACGTCGCGGTCGATGAACTGCGGGCAGGCCACATCCACCTGTTTGCCGCCCTCCCAGTGTTCGCCGATGTAGTGGCGGTTTTGCAGAAGATGAATCACGGCGTGCCGTTGCCACAGGCCGGGTTCGTACTGCCAGCGTCCGTCCTTGTACTTCTTGCCGGGGCTCAGGATGCCCATCTTGTTCAGGCGCGTTGCGATGGCACGGGACTTCATCCGGTCGGCGTACCGCCAACGGAAAACCATCTCTACGACTCCACGCCGGGTGAGCCCCCCGATGGGCGTCTTCCCCGGGGCCCAGAGCACGGGCGAGAAGTCTTCTTTGTAGTACTGGCTCTTGCCTTCGCTATCGCGGCTGTACTTGTCCACGTAAATTACGCCGTATGGCGCATCCGTATTCATGGGCTTCTTCTGCGCGTGCTGCTTCCGGCGGTTGCTCTGAAGCCGATCCTTCAGGTCACTCAATTCGTTGCCCGCCTGCATGAGAGCCGCCCAGAGAGCCTTCCGGCCTCGCGGCGTCCACGGCTCGATCAGCCCTTCGCGTTTCGAGACGATCACTTTTTTCAGGTCGATGAAAACTTGGAAAAACGCCCAGGAGATCATATCCTGGGGCCGGGCGAACCGATCAATCGCCGACACGCTCACGCCGTCTACGGCTGGCTTTTTTAGCTCTTCCCTCAGTCTTGCGATGTCTTCGGATTTCAAAACCTTTTCGCCGGATTCCTTGATGCTGAATTTTTGTAGCGGGTTCAGGTTGTACTCCGCTCTGTTGTCGGCGAGGTCGTATTCCTGCCGCTCCAAATCTTGTTTATTCGTGCTGACTCTTTCGAGTTCGAGAACGTTGAGGCGGGGCCTCATTGTCGGTGCCATCATTAGCGTTTTTCTCCGCGCGTCTTTTCTTTTCGATTTCTACCGACCGCAGCATCGTGGCGAACAGGTCCACTGCGCGTGCCGGGTCGTCGATTGTGCTGAAGTGGCTGGTCCTCTCCACCAGTACGGGTTCTGGCTTGCGCCGGCGCCGCTTTACCACCGCGCACCGCCGCGCGCCGTTCGGGCTTGATCTTGCGTACCCGCGGCTGGTTCCAGAAGATTGTCTTGCATTTCGGGCACTTCCGCGGCTCGTGCGCGATTCGGCGCAGCCAGGCGTGCTGGCAGCGGTTGCAACGAAGGACGAGCGCCGCCAGAATGTTTTTGGGCATTCGGTAAGTCTATCATGCGGGAGCCTCCTAGAATCGCTGCGGCCCACTCTGCCATCAGTCCCTGATATCGCCGCGGATTCGCGGCGATGATTTCCGCGGCCAGGCGGTTCTGCTGCTCGATCAGTTGGCCCTTGGGCCGCTTCATCGTTGGCCTCTCCGTTCTTCCCGCAGCAACACTTCGATTTCTTCACTGGTAGCCAGCCTTACCAGCTTCTTTGGTGCCCAATACACCATTCCGCCCTTGCCCCAATTGGAATGCGCGTGATGGACCATTTCCTCCTTGGCGAGATGTAATACGTCCCCGCCGAATAATCCCGTAGGGCAATGCTCCGGAGCGCCGTTTTTCAGATCTGCCGTCGAAGGCGAGTCATTCAAGTGCAGGAATATCAGCCATACGGGAATATTGGAACGCCGCGCAATGTTGATGTAGTGATCCAGATAATGCTGGTCGATGCCGGTACACCAACTGGCGGTTCGCTGATGCCACGAAAACCGCGCCTTGGTTTTGACTTCCATCCAGCAGGACTTGCCTTGTGGTCCAATTACGAACCAATCGGTAGAAACCAGTTCCATTCCTTCGGGGCCGGTTAATCGCGGACCTTTCCAGACTTCGCCCATGTCGATATCGCGGATCGGTAGAATACTGTTTCCCCTTGCCCGCAGGAAACGGGCAACAACGTTTTCTCCAAAGCGTCCGTTGTTAGTCATTTATCGGCCTCTGCTCCCCATGCCTCCCAGCCCTTGCGCTTTTCCCGCGCGAACATTTCGAGCTTCGCGCCAGGGCACAGGCTTTCCACGAGCACATAGAACTCTTCCGGCTTAGCGGAATGCTTTCCTCTCGGCGCGGTAAGCGCCGTCGTTTGGTTGGTAAGTGTAACGAGCGGTCGACCTTTGATCGCAAGCAGACAATGCTCCGTCATGCCGCGCAGCCAGTCGCCCAGTCCCATGCGATCCTTTACCCACGTGAGAATGGTCTTCTGCTGAAAGCCCCACGCATCTAGGCATGTGAATGCGTCGCGAAGAAATGCGTTTGTTGTCCACAGCCACAGAACACAATCCGGGTGCGCCAACTTCGCCACCGGAAGCCCGCGTATCTCGTCGATATCCATATCGGGATACGGATTCGCCGCTCGATGCGTCGGATCTTCGCTGCGTGCGCCGTACTTCCACGGCGGATCGACTACTAGCACGCGGAACGGCCCGTCTGGATATTGCGGAGCTTCCGCTTCGATGCGTTCGCGGACCTTCTGCTTCTCCGCGTTTCGGATCTCCGCTATTACTTCGTTGCCCGTTTTCTCGCCCGTCCGAATTGCTGCGATAGCTTCCGGCTTTTTCTTTTTTATCTCGCCGATTTGGCGAAGTTTCCATTCACTGACGCGGGCCTGTTTGGATACGGCGGCGCGAGAGTCTTTCTTCTTATCCGACCGCTTGTCGGAGGACGTCTCCGACAAGCGCCTCTGTTTCTGCTCCGGGGTTGCGTCGCCGCCGCGTGCCCGCCCCTTCCGCGCCCGCTCTTGACGCTCCAACGCCGAACGGCGTTCCAGGATGCTATGCGTAATGGCCGCGCGTTGCCACTCTTTCAGATTCCGCCGCCCTAGCTGGTTCTCTTCAATCCACAAGAGCGCGTGCTCACGCGAAGCCAGCGGCACATCAACCGTCCGATATCGGATCTTCAGCCGAGCGCAAATCTCGTAGCGATTGTGCCCATCGATCAGGATGTCGCGCCAGAGCGCCAGCGGGTCACGGCAACCGTGCGCCACAAGATTCGCTTCCAGTTGATCGCGCTCTTCCTGCTGTAGCGGTGCAATCAACGCCTGGAATTCGGGATCAATTCGCATCAGAGTTATCCAGCCCCTCAAACAGCGGCGGCACGCGGTCGCGCTTCAGCACGCGCTTCTAAAGACCAGTGCGATCGACGCGCCGGCGGATAGTTTGATGCAGATCGATGAATCATCACCCCAGTTCCGTGTCCTCATTGCGGCCGTTCTCCTTCATGCAGACTTCCCAGGTCGAGCACCACGACACCCAGCGCATCCAACTGGCGTTCCAGGACCGCGAGATCGTCCGCGAATCTGTTGTTGTGCTCGTGGTTGAGAATCCAGCAGAGTACGTTGAGCGTGGGGACGACGAGGTGCCGGGAGTCTTCGGCCACGGTCGCCTTCAGCAGCTTCTCGTCGAGCACCAGGCTGACCAGCACATCGTGCGCGCGCTGGATTTCGTTGACGTCGCGGGTGGTGATGCTCATATGGCCTTCTGCCGCTGCTGCTCATCGATCGCCGCGGCCACAATGGTCTCGGTGAGCAGGCGCAACGAGTGGATTTCATCCGCCATCACGTCCACCGCGGTATTGTCTCCGGGGTATGGCTGGCCGGGAAATAGTTCGGCCCAGATGGCGCGCGTGTTCACCTTGGTTCCTCTTTTTCCGGTTGCGCGGCCCACCAATCCTCGACCGCGCGCTGGATGGCGCCGGCCAGCGAGGTGACATCCTTTTCCGCCACCTTGCCGCCTTCGGCCGACAGGAAATAGCGCGCCAGGCTCTCACATTCGGGATCGTAACTACTCATCTTGTTGGTGCCTCCGATTCGCCGACCTCCCGGAAATCGAGATCGGCTTGCATCTCTTCGGTGCTCATCGCTTCCTGCCTGAGTTCTTCGCCGTTGTCGGCCCGCCGGATGGTCTTCATGCCGGCCAGCGGCGCGCCGAAATAGGCAATGCACTGCACCTCGCGCATCTCGTAGCGATCACGAATCTTTCCGGCAAGCGTGAAGACGCGACCATTGGCCTTCTTCAGTTCCGCCGAGATCGCGCTGGTCGCTTCCTTCTTCCGCGCTTCGATTTCGCGAACATCGTCCGCGGCCCGCGCCAACTCGTCGCCCAACTCGAGTAGTTCGGTGCGAGAGAAGGTGTACCGTACTTTCTCGATTACTTGTTTCTCTGCCATGGCGCTCCCCTAGGGCGGCGTCACACCCCAGCCTGGATCAAGTGGTCCTTCAGGCACCCATATAAATACGGGTACCGATACGCGTTTAAAGCCCATACGTTTGCTCCTTTTCTCTGCCTTTCCCCTTGGTCAAAATTCCTCGTAGTGTCCGCACTCCAAGCAGCGGATTACCCGCCAGTACCGGGGCTCTGCGCCGGTCGCTGCCGCTGAGTCGTACCCTTCGCTAACGGCCATGTGGGTGGATCCGCATTGCGGACATCCGCCTACTTCCTCTTCCACATCTATCTCCGCAATAGCGAAATCGACGGTTCGCGCAAATGCGCGCCGGGCACTGCTTCGCCGCCATCGATCGCCTTCTTGATGCCGCGCTTATCGATCACAACCTCCTGCTTGATCGTTTTGAATTGCGGAGGGACCAGTTCCCCGTTGTCGATTTCCACGCCGGGCTGGTTGGTGCGCAGCGTCAGCTTCGATGTGGCGCCGTCCAACTTGCGCAGGCCCAGTGATTGAAGTGTCCAGACAGCATACTGCTCGAGCCTCTCCTCCAGATTCTCGAAGCGTGACTTGCGCGCTTTCAGCCGCTCGATCTCTTTGCCGGCCAGATCCGTCTGTGACTCGAGGTGCGCCAGGAATCGGCAGAAGTCATCCACTTTGCGGATTTGCAACTCGACGGTCTGCCGGATCTCGGCCTCGCATTGCATCCGCTGCTCGTCCGTCTCGCACATGTCGTAGCTATCGAGCAGCGCCACCAGGGTGTCTGAAATGTCGTATAGAGTGAGTGACGACATGCTTCATTCCCCTTCGCCGGGTTCGCGCGGCTCTATGAATTCAGCCTCAGTTTCAGGCGCCGGCTGGCGCAGCGCTTTCGCCTGCTCGATCGCTTGCCACATGTGCCACGATGCCCGGCGCGCAGCCTTCTGCTTAAGCTGGTTGGCATGTGCCACGCCGCCGCCTGATTCACGCAGGATCCGGTAGTATTCCGTCGTCCCGGCATCTCCCATCACCTGGACCAATCGCCCCTTGAGATCGAGGAATACGTTGCAAACCTCCGCGATCCCGTGCATGGTGGACCACATGATCTTCACCGGCTCGGGTACATCGCTGAAGTCTTCTGCGGGCGGCTTGCCCCCTGCCGGCGGCGGCGGCGGGTTATCGGCCTGCTCCATTTCCTCGTTGGCATACAGGCCGCTCAACTCTTCAGGGAACGCCTTACGCAGAGCCAATGCCTCGCTGCATTTACTTAGTTGATTTGCGGGCATCTTAGCCCACATGGAATTCGGCTTGCCTTCTCTGTTGTATTGCACGTATTCGGCGTAGAGCGCCACTGCATACAGCGGCTTCTGAAAACCCTTGCGGAAGATGCCGACCTTGGCCGCTGCCGGCGGATGCGCTTTGTCGAGCCAGACGTCGATCCAGCGGCCTTCAGGACCGCACCAGAAAGGGCCTTCCTGCCCCTCGTACCGTCCGGTACGCTCCGCGATCAGACGGAATCCGTCGATCCCCGTCTGGCACGTCATCACATCGCGTTTCAGCGTGCCATCCCAACGTTTGACGGCATGGATCTGTCGGCGGAAGGGATCAAGATTCATACGCCGGCTCACCTCGATAAAGAGCTTCAATTCGTTATCGGTGACACCTTTGGCGATAGTATCTTTGAGCAGTTGTATCTGCTCCCTGGATAACTGCACTGGCGCGGGCGCGGCCGGCGTGCGGGCCACTGCCAGTTCCGTGGTGCTTTCAGTTTTGCTCATATCGACTCCACCTCTCGCGCTCGATCCGGGCAATGCATTCTTCGGCACAGGGCGCACAGAGCCAGTCGTAGAGGACGGCCTTCACGCCAGGCGCGGCGTGGCAGCGGTCGCAGAGATAGGCTTTATCGTCGCTAGGCACACACTTCTCCCTTCTGCCTGCGCCGCGTGGTGCAGGCCTGGTCACGCTCGCTCTGATGTTCGGGGTTTAGGCCGACTTAGCCGTGCGGAGTCGGCTCCGCGGCGCGCGTTGCGGCGCTGCCTTCAGGGGCAATGCGTCGGCGCCTGCAACGTGCAGGTGCTCGCCGACGATCCGGTTGACCGTGGCGCTTTTGGTAATGGCGCCGTTTTCCGACTGTAGGTTTAGCTCAAGATGATGGCGCATGAGTTCCGCCCAGACCTGCGGATCGAAAGTCACAATTACCCTGTACTTATGGGTGCTCATTACGGGTTCGCCCTCCACCAGGAATGTTTGATACGTTCGCTAATCAGCCACGGCCCAACTGACTAACAATCGAGATCATATGCCTCTGCAAAACTAGAGTCAAGCGGTATTTTTGGCGCTAACTTGCTGATGTTATTGTACTTTTGTCTCAAATTACTTTTATCATTTTTGACTTTTTGTCCAAAAATTAATCTGTACTTAGCAATATTTATACACGAGTAACGAATATCATCTGAGACATTCTGTACAAAAGTCAGGAGTGACATTTATGGCGCTGTAACATGGGCCGGATTGGTTAACATTTTAGGCACGGAAACGGAAGTGGCGGCTGCCGTTTCCGGCTGTGCCGCCGGTCCCGATCCGCACTCCGCTCAGGGGATGTCCGGGGGTTTGCGGACCATGCGAATTGTCCTATAATCCTCATGACGACGTAACCTGTTTAGAATGTGATGCATAATCATTATGATGACGAAGAAGCAAGCGGCAGCACGGCGCCGGCAATCACTGTTCGGCTGGAGGCCGACCTGGCCGAGCGGTTGCGCGAGTTCTGCTACCGGCGCCGGCTCAAGAAACAGCCGGTATTGCGCCTGGCCGTCCAGCGGTTTATCGAACTGGTAAATGGTGCGGCAAAGCAGAAACGGGCCGCGATGCTGGAGCGTCTGCGCTTCGCCCCCGACCTGCCCCTGGAGGCCAAAGAGAAGCTCGTTTTCGATCGCGCTGACTTCGAAATCTTGAGGAAGTTCGTGTACGAGCACAACACGTACAAGCAGCACGTGGTCCGCATCGCGTTGATCGACTATCTGGACTCGCAGCCGAAGCCCTGACGCGCTTCTATTTCTTTTCCTCTGCAGCTCTGGCCTTCTTGGCTCGCTCCCACGCGCGCCGGCGCTTCTCGAACACGGTGAAGTCCATCGGCGCAATCGAGACGCGGAAGACGGCTTCGCGCTTTGTGATGACGACCAGCACGTCCTCATGCGAGTCGGTGTGCTCGTGCCATTCGGCGGATTCCAACTCAGGCCTGCGCGCCGCCCAGAGAGTCAGGAGCCGCTTGGCCTGTTGACGTAAGACTTCCGCCTCCTTCTCGGCATCCCGTCGCGCACTCACAAGCGCAGCCTACAGCATCTTGTTGACGACCGCTTCGACTATGAGATCACCTTACCGACGGTAGCTTCGACCGCACTCTGAAGGTCCTGGTCGGTCACAGCGGAACCCGCCGTCTGCACCTTGTCATCCATGACCGTTGGCGACTGCACCTCGCCCGCGACGGCATCTGGCATCTGAAAACATCGAAACGCCCATTTCACCGCCGCAGTGTGTGTAGATACTGCCACGCTTGCGATCACGATACTATCGGCATACTTCATGCACGCCACTTTGACTCTACCCCTGAACCCGAAATCCGCCATCAGGGCAGCAGACTGTTCCTGACTGAGTACAGTATCAGGCGGAATGGGCACAATACTGTCCCGCGTACTAGGAGGCATCATTTCAATTCGTCCTTTCTTCCAGAACTATCAAGCGTTGATGGAGTTGTTGCACGGCGAGAATCAGATGCGCGGTGATCGCCATAGGATCGTAGCTGAGTAATTCCGTCTCCTCGTTATCCTCGGGGTGTAGTTTGGTGCGGTACGGCGCGACCGCATCGGGGATGATCTCGCGAAGCTCATGCGCGGGTATCGAGACGACACGCTCTCCTTCGCGAGTATTCGCGAGGCCGTTCCATTCGGCGCGTATCGGGCGCAGTTGGGCGATTAACGGAAGCCCTCCGGTGAGCGTCTCAACGTTACGCTTCAAGCGCACATCGGAGGGGGTTCCAATCTGAACCGTGGCATAACTGCCGGTTGTAGTGCCTGCGGTAAGAACGATGCCCGTCATCGCATAAAGATTAATGCCAGGGACGGCACTTGCCAGAAGACCGTTGTTCATGTAAACGTTTATGTTGCCACCACCTGTCGCCAAAGGCGTGCCATTGACACGGTAAGTGCCACTGATATTGCAGTCGCCTACGACATGGAGAGAGTAGCCTGGGCTCGCCGTCCCGATGCCGACGTTGCCGCCCAGTGGATTAATCGCCAAGCCATCCGCAACACCGTTATTGTTGGTTCGTTTGGTCTGAATCCACGGGTTATAAGAGGGGGTTCCATTATATGACCCGAAAGCCAAGCCAACTGTACTCGCGAACCCGAAATACACGGCCTCAGTATCCGCGCTCAATGATGGATTATTGGACGGCCCATAAACAGTCAATGAAGCGGGCGGAATCGTCGCCGCCATCCCGATGCCGACGTTGCCGCCGCTGGGATTCAGCAGCAGGTGTACTGGCGATCCGCTTAGAAAACCCTCGACTACCGTAGTGTTATTGCCCAGGTCATAGCCAATTCGCATCTGCTTGTTTACCGGATCTGAACTGGAAGTGAGATACAACTGACGATGTACATCCTGCGCCACGTGTAGGGTTACCGCCGGGCTCGCCGTCCCGATGCCGACGTTGCCCGCCGTATCGATCACAACCCGCGAGACAAGAGCACCTGACGTTGTACCATTGCCGAAATTCCATACCCCGCTGTTAGACCACATGCCCATCATGGAAGAGCCATCGATCATTCCAATGCCCCCGCCAAACGGACCGCTTGCCACGACGCCAGCGCCCGCCATGCCAACGGTAGATGTCGGAACCCATGAACCAGCTACGGTGATCGAGAGACGCTGGGCCGGGCTCGCCGTCCCGATGCCGACGTTGCCCGCGCTCGTGATGCGCAGCCGCTCCGTCGCGGTACCGGCGCTCGTCATCGTAGATATCTGGAAGTAACCCGCATAGGAGTTGGCCTCGCTGCGGCCCGCGAGAATTGCGAAGGCATAAGGATTCGCCGCGCCGCCGACGCCGCCCAGTCCCAACGTTCCGCCCTTGTCCAGAGATATCGCATCGGTGCTCAGTATGTTGACTAGCGACGAGCCTTGAATGAGAGTCCGGTTCGGGCCGTAGAAGTCCGCGATACCGGCCGCCAGTGGTGCGCCCGCGCCCACATGGAGCAGCGAGTTAGGCGACGCTGTCCCCGTACCGATGCCGACATTCCCACTGGGATTGATCAGCAGACGATAAGCCGCCGCTGTCTGACTGTAGACATACCACGAGCCGTCGAGCGATGCGCCTGCGCCCGCCACGCCCACTTGCCAGAAGCTGTCGGTCGTCTTGAGATTCAGATCAACGAAGCCGCCGCTGGCTGCGGTTGTCTCAATCATTGCGACAGTGACGCCAGCCGACACGACGTGAAGCGGCGCTTGCGGCAGCGCAGTACCGATGCCAACCTTCGATGCGTTGAACAACACGTGACCAGCGGCATCAACGTCGGTCGTCCACGGCGTCTGCGACGAACCCGGCGTGGCTGCGATGGTCACATCCACGCGGTTGCTGCCTGCATTGTCGGCTACAGTGAGTGTCACGTTGCTTCCGGCAATGAAGTTCGTCTCCTGCCGCACGCCGATCAGGGTGCCGTTGTTCGAGACGCGCGTCTGCTGAACGGTCGTGTTCGCGACGACGTTCAGTGTGACATCCGCGCTCAACGGCCCGCCGCCGCTCAGTCCAGTTCCCGCGATTACTTGCCGGGTGACGGGCACGCCGCCCACGGGCGCGGCCCATTTGACGCCGACGCCTGCCGTGGAATCGGCAGTGAGTACCTGCCCATTCGCACCTACGCCCAGGCGCACTGTGGTTGCCGAGCCGCGAATGATCAGATCGCCAAGCGTCGTCGTCGGATCGATCATGCCCCCGGCACCGCCGCCCGCAGCGGCCACCGTAACGTCGATACGATTGCTCGCTACGTTGTCGGTTACGGACAGCGTCACGTTCGCACCGGGAATCAGGTTGACCTCGGGCCGAGTGGAAACTAGTGAACCGTTGTACGAATAGCGGATGCGCTGCACTGTAGTGTCTGCGGCCACATTCAGCGTGACATCGGCACTGAGTGGCCCACCGCCCTGAAGCCCGGTGCCAGCAATGATCTGCCGGGTAGCTGGGACGCCGCCTGCTGCGCTGATATCCGCTGCGCCGATCACCACGGCACCAGTCCGCCCATTGACACTCAGCACGTTGGCATTCAGAGTCACGTCGGCACTCAGTGGCCCGCCGCCTGTCATCCCGGCCCCAGCGATTATCTGGCGGGTTGCCGGGACCACTCCCGCCGCGCTCACCGTTGCCCAGCGGATGCCGCTGGATGCCGCGCTGTCGGCCATTGGAATCGTTCCATTGGCCCCGACTGGCAAGGCCACCAGTGCCGTGGCCCCCCTGACAATCAGGTCGCCCTTGGCGCTCGTAGGGTCCGTGATCGTTGTACTGGCGAGTGACTGGAGGTCGATCCAAAGATCGTTGATGGCGGTCGATACCGTGTTCTCATGGCTGGCCGTAATGACATCGCCAGTCTGCACTGTCGGCGGGATCGGCGGCGTGACTGGGAAGCCCTGCGGCCCAGCGTCGGGCCATAGCTGGAACGATGCCGGGAGTCCAGTGCGCCCCGGAATGAAGTTAGGAAACACGAGTTCGGGCACCGCATAATTCGGCGGCGCCGGGATCACGGACGGCGGCGGTTTCGGGGCCATGGTTGCACCTCAGTTCTGGGCCAGAGACGCCGCGGGCTGCACCTTCACGATCTCGCGGCCGTTCTCGCTTACCTGCCAGTTGCCCCCCAGTTTCTGCTGCCGGATGAAGAGCACAAGCGCCCCCTGGAACTGGGCCTCGAGCATTCGCATCTGGGTTCTGATATCAGCCAGCAATGTGATCGCCGCTTCGTCGAGCGGGTAGATGTCGTTGGTTTCGTTTTCGTTAGACATAGCCTGTAATGATTCCTCCTTGAACATTGATGGCGTGTCCCGCCGGGACTTGCCCATTGAAGCCGGGATTGCTCCCGCACTGGAAGCCTGCCGCGCGAATGACGCCGCTGCCGCCGTCGATTAGTATCGCCAGCGCGTGCGACGTGTTATAGAAGACGCCTTGCAGGCTGTTGGCGACGCTCGGATCACGCACGATGCCGCCGAGCAGGGTGCCTGCGTTATACACCAAAAACCCGCGCGAGATCATGCTCGACAGATCGCCGCTACCGCTAATCTGGATTGCCAGCGAGGCGTACGTACTGTCGAATGTCGAAGGGCTCGTGATAATCGAAAAGCTGCCGCTCGTGATATTCAGGTTGGCGTTCTTCAGATACAGGCTTCCGCCCGTGTCGGTGTACATGTTGGCGGTCGAGTAACTCGTCCCGCCCGCGCCGAACAGTTGAAACCAGCCGCCATACGAAGTCGAACCGACTTCGCCCAGGTAGCCCATCTGCGCCACGACTGTGCTCGATGCGTTGAACACGCGAATGCGCCCCGGCATGTTACTGCCGCCGCCCACGTCGAGAGAAAATCCAGTGAACTTGTCGGAGCCGATGCTGCCCTGAGTGATCTTCACGCCCGAGATGCTGCCGATCTGGCTGTCTCCGATTAGCCCGATGGTGATGGTCGCGGCATTGATGCTGCCGATCTGGTTCGCCGTAATAGCACCAGTGATGGAACTTGCGTTGACGCTGGCGATCTGGCCCGCACTGAGTGTGCCCTGGATGCTGGCGGCGTTGACGCTGGAGATCTGCGAGGCCGTCAGCGTCCCACTAATCGCCGACGCGTTGACGCTCGCGATCTGCGCCGCCGATATCTGCCCCGTGATCTGTCCCGCAGTGATCGTGCCGATCTGCGCGGCGGCAATCAGTCCGATGATACTCTGCGCGTTGATGGCCCCGATGTAATAGAACTGCATCAGCGCATTCTGCGGGCTGTCGTTACGCACCCACGTCGTACCGTCTGCCGTGATGCGGTAGAAGTGACCGTCGGGCACGTAGTAGAAAAACGAGTTCGGCGGAAAGTTCTTGTCGGGCATCGCCGCCGGAAGATTTCCCGACGTCTGAATCATCTGTATCGGCACGAGTGCGGCGGCATACTTCGACAGGTTGGTGATAATCTGGTCGGCGAGTTGTGAGCTCACGACGACGCCCTGAATCGTCGTCGCGTTGACGCTGCCGATCTGTCCCGCCGTGATCACGCCTTGAATCGTGCCCGCATTGACGCTCGCGATCTGCGTCGCGCTCACTTGCCCGACGATTACGCCCGCGTTGACGCTGCCGATCTGCCCCGCCGTGATCTGACCGACGATGGTATTCGCGTTGACGCTGCCGATGACAGCCGCGCTGATTCCCGGCGGCATCTTGATGTTCGCGTCGGTGATCGAGCCGGGGGCGACGACTCCCGCCTGGGCGACGGTCGACTGCCAGCGGATGCGCTGATCCATCAGCCGCAGCAGGGTTTCCAGATCGGGCTGCGATGCGCCAAACTGCGCATCGTACTGCACCGTGCTCTGGTCCACCCACGACATCGTGAGCGCGCGGATGATGTACCAGCCGCTGATGCCGAGCGCGTCTTCGATGAGATTCACTTGCTGGCCGAGTTGCAGACCGTCCTTGCCCCAGATCGTGAAGCTGCCGCTCTCGACGGGGTACGCATAGCGCAATACGACGCTCTTCGCGCGTAGCGACGCGTCCCACGACGTCGTGATCTGCTCGTCGACGACAGAGTACGCGTACTCGCCGTACTTGCCGACGCTCACAGGGTCCGAGTAACTCGCTTCGATGAAGAGACCCGACACGGGATCGGTCGCGCCGCGCACATAGCAGCGGTTTACGGGATTATTGAAGTCGTTTTTATAGCCCGTGACTTTCACTGGAAAGCTGGTCACGTCGTCGTGGGATGTCGACAGCACGAAGGGCGCGACGGGCGCATTCGCCGCCAGCCGGTAGTGCAGCACGGCGCTGAAGTCGACGCTCCACTCTGCGCCCGCAAGCGCGGCCATGTCGTCGAGCACCTGGCGCGCCGTCTTGCCTTTCCAGTCGTAAAACTGCACGGTCGGAATCACGGTCGCGACGTCGCTCTGCGCGTTGATATGCGTGCAGAATTGCCCGAGCAGCCCCTTGATGATGGCGCTGTCGGAAGCGGGCAGCGGGAGCGTGTAGTTGCCCCAGCAGACCGAGCGATCCAGCCACGATGCATAGTCATTCAATTCGCAGTGATAAAAGATCTCGAAGCCAACCGCGTCCGACTGCTCCAGCGTCATGCTGAATATCTGGCCCTCGAAGAGCTTCGTCACGCCGTCGCGCCCGTCGAGAATCGTGCAGAGATAAAGTTCGCCGATGCCGACGCTGTAGAAGTCCTGACCGTAGTGCGCGTAGTCGTAGCGCGAGATCTTCGACAGGGTGCGGCCCATGATGGTGAGCGATGCCGTCGTGATGCGCCGCGTCGAATCGTAGCTGATGCGCGTATCCGCCAGCCGGCAGCTTTCGGTGACATCTTCGCCGTTGAGCAGGACGATGGCATTCACGACGTCTGCACCAGTTGCCGCGAGAGGTTAGCCGCGATCTGATTGCCGAGCGCCTTGGCGGCTTCCGCGGTAGTGACTCCGGTCGCCGTCACGGTGACGTTGAGCGTGTCGAAGCCCTGCTTGACGACGCCGGATAACTCGCCCGCCAGCCCGCGGATATCCTCGAGCACGACTTTACTGTCGGAAATATACGGCGCGATGCTGTCCAGTTGATTGCGGATACCCTCGAGCGCGGCGAGCGCCGGATTACTCCAGTCCTTGAACATGTCCTTGAGGGCCATAGTGTCCTTGGCGTTCGCGCCCCAGGCGATCTCCTCGTCGATCTTAAACAGCACGCCCAGGATGCCGCCGTCCGCCCGCTCGCCGACGTACATCATCGTGTAGCGCGTATTGTGCTCGATCGCGTTGAGCGACGTTTCCATGTGGGCGAACTGGAAGTTGGAGATGACGCCGCTGATGGCACTGACGACGCCGCTCACTGCACCCACGATGCTGGTCAGCCCGCCGCTGAGAATGCTGGAGGCGGCGTCGCCGGGAGGTGCCGATGGGGTGGCTCCCACGTTGGGCAGGCCGGGGACGCTCTGGACTGTGCCAGGGACGCTGCTCCCGCCGCCGAACAGGCCCCCGATATCCTTGCCCAGTTTCGCTATGGCATCACTCACCCCGCCGAAGCCGCCCGAGCCGAGCAGGGCCTTGATCGTGGTCGCCATGAACTCTTCCAGGGCCTTCTTCAGCGGGGACAGGAACAGATCCAGGGCATCCTGCGCGAGGCCCTGCCAGAGCTTCGTCATAATGTCCTTGAAGCTGCCGTCGCCTGTGATCAGCAGGTTTTCCATCGCCTTGAAGGTGTCGTCGAAATCCTTCTTCACGTCCTTCTCGAAGGTCTTCCACAATTCCATCTGCGTGTCGTGGTGCTTGCCCAGTTCCTTCTCCAGATCCTCCATGCGCTGCTTCTGGCTGGCAGACAGGGCGATGCCGTAATCGTCATAGTCCTTCAGCATCTGGAGTTCGGCTTCATGCATCTGCCGGATCATGGCCGGGTTGCCTGTATCGGCCAGATCCTTTGCTGCCTGCCACCGCGCCGCATCCTTGTCCATGATGGCCTGGATATCCGCCACCGTATTCAGGTTCATCTTGTGATAGGCATCGGTGGTCGAGGTGGCCATCGCATCTATCTGCTGCGTGGTGTCCTTGAGCGCGGCCTGGAGTTCCTCCAGCTTGGCCTTGTGATCACCATCGCTACGCACCAGCAGGTCGATCTGGGCCTTCAGGTCGGCCTGCTTCACCATCAGCCTGTCGTAGGCCGACATCATGTCGCCAGCGGCCGTGACCTGATCCTTGTCTGCCGTGGTCTTATCGGCAATCGCCTGGGCGGCGCGGGTGGACTCCGCGCCGATGTTTTTCATGGCGGTTTCCGCAGCCCCGACGACGGTACTCATGCTGGCAATCTGGCTCATCGTCTTGTCGGCAGCTTTGCCCAGGGCTTCCACGCCTGCGGCGGCATTGGTAACCGGGATTGCAATGGCCGTCACCTTGTCGGCCAGGGTCTGCCCGCTTGCCGCCATCTTGTCGGCTTCCAGGCGGCTGGCCGCGATCGACTGCACCAGCTTGTTCAGTTCCCCGTTAAGGATCGCGGACTCAGCCCAGAGGATGGCCGTGGCGTCCTTGGTGGCCTTGAATTTGTCCTGGGCCTCAACGTGGGTCTTATTCAGCTTGCCCAGGGCATCGTTGTTATCGTTCAGGTGCCCGGTGGTTGTCTTGACCGCAGCACCCAGATCATTTGCGGGGGCAACGGTCCTGCCCATCTCGTCGGCCACATTCTTGGTGGCCCGCTGCACGATGCCGAAGGTGGCTGCGATCCTGCCCAGGAAGCTGTTACTGTCGGTGGCCGACTCGAAAATGCCCTTGATCTTGTTCCAGGCCGTGGTGATGGTGCCGACGATCTCGTTCCAGACGGCCAGAAATGCCGCCTTGATCGGATCCCAGAACGGCAGCAGGAAGCTCATGATGGCATCGAAGATCTTCAGCTCGGACTTCAGCGTGTCCCACACGAACTTGACCGCTGCGATGATGCCGCCCCAGACGATGCTCCAGACGGCGGTGATGCCGCTCCACAGGGCCGTGAAGAAGTTGACCAGATCATTCCATTCCTGCTTGGTGTCGGCCACGAAGCCGTCCCATCTCTGCTTGATGTCGGCAATGGTATCGTTCCATGTGCTGGCCCAGATCTCCTTGATGCCCTCCCAGGCGTTCACCAGGATGTTGCTGATCCCCGCCCAGTGGGAGTTCACCCACTCGCCCAGGGCCACCAGTGCGGCCACCACAGCGGCGATGCCCAGGACTGCCAGCGCAATCGGTGCGCCGATGGCCCCGATGGCAACCGCCAGCAGGCTGATGGCCCCGCCCACTGCGGCAATCACGCCCACGGCTGCGCCGAAGGCCAGGATGGCATCCTTGACCGGGGGCGACAGGTTTTTCCACCAGTCGGTGAGTTCCTTCAGGCCCTCGGTCATGGCCTTGATGGCAGGCGCGGCGATGGTGTTCAGCGCATTCTTGATGTCGTCGCCCACCGCAGCCATTGCGGCGTGGGCCTCGGTCTGGAAGCCCTTCATGGCCCCGCGCCAAGTATTGCCCCAGGCATCGGCGGTATCGGCGTAGGTTCCCATCGACTTAGTGAGGGCCTGGATGACCGTATCGGAGTCGATGGCCCCGGACTTCACCTTTGCCTGGGCATCGGTCATGTTGGTGCCCAGTTGCTCGGCCAGCATCTGCCATGCGGGCACACCCTCGCGGACCAGCTGGTTCATCGTCCTGAGCGGGTCGGAGCCAGCCGCCAGCTTGCTCATCGAATTGGCAATGCCCGTCACCTGATCGCCGCTCATCTTGAGCGCCGTGCCCATCTGGGTAATGGCCGTCATGGTGGCCGAAACCTGCTCCATGCTGCCGCCCAGTTGCACCATCTTCTGCGCCGCGCCCGCTAACTCGGGAAACGCAAACGGCGACGTGGCGGCGAGTTCGTGGATGTGCTCCAGGAATGCGCTGGTTTCCTCCCCGCTGCCCTTCAGGGCCACCATCGCACTCTTAAACTTGCCCACCTCATCGGAGGCTGCAATGGCATCGGCGGCGAACTCCTTGAGTCCTTCCGCCACCGCGAGGCCAGCCAGGGCTTCTCCGACTGTGTGCAAGCCCTCGCTCATGCCTGCCAGGGAGCCTTCAATCGAGGCCGCGCCCTCCTTGGTTTCGGTTTCGGCCTGCTTCATGCCAGACACCCACTGCGAGGCGTCGAGCATCAACCGCGCGAGTAAGTCGCCCAGATCTGCCATATCAATTGATCCTCTTGGGACGGGCTGCGTATGCGTCCAGCCGATCGATCACATCATCCCTGGCCCCAGGCGGGCGCATGGAGGGTGGCCGCTCACCGGGGAGGGCGTAGCGCATCGGGGCTGGTGCTGCCGTGGGCTTGCCACGGAGCTTGCGCGACATGAAATCGTCGGGCTTATACAGGCTCACATGCGGCTTCAGGTGGGTGTTATAGACCGCGCTGGTGGGCAGAGCCGCGCAGTACTCCGCGAGGTCATAGGCCACCAGCAGCCGTTCCTGGAGGGCGTGAAACTCCTCCAGGTTCAGTTGCCACAGGTCGTGCTCACTCAGACGGAGGTCGAACCTTCCGAAGGCCCAAAGGGTGAGCCAATTCCATTGATGACTTTGGGCCGCTCGGGGTTTGGGCTTGCGGCATCCAGCTTCGGCTGCTGCCCGCTCATGGCATAACTGAGCGCCGGAATCATGCCGATCAGCATGGAGGTGTCCACGTTATCCTCCACCCAGTCGAGCGTGATCTCCGGGTTGGCGGTTCGCATCCCGTAGTACAGGACTTGGGCCAGTTTGCCCGCATCGGTGACCAGTTCCGCGGTCCCGCCGATCACCGTGATGCCGTGGTCCTTCTGTAGCTCCTTGAGCACGCGCAGCGTGAAGCGCACCGGATACTCTTGCCCGCCGATGGCAATGGTGACGGGCATCCCAGGCTCAAATGGCATTCGCCTATACTCCCGCTGCCTGGGTTACGGTGAAAGACTGATTGCCGACCTGGATGTGGCCCGTCCGCGCAGGGGTGGGTGCCACGCTGGCCGCAACTGAATAAGTCACGGTTCCGGCGCCGACCGTCGGCGTAGTGGGTGAAATAATGGCCAGCCATGACGGGGCATCGGAACTCGGTTTCCAGGCCAGGGTATCGGATGAAGTAACGGCGATGGTCTTGGATGGGGCACCCGCCGCCGTCTCGGTGAGATCGTTGGTCGGCAACAAAGTGACTACTGCCTGCACATCCGTGGGCACACTCGAGATGCGGATCGTCGTCGCGCGGGTGCAGACACCCGCCAGCGGATACGTTTCGCCCAGTTGCTTGACGAATCCAAGAAAGACCCGCGTGCGCTGCGTGGCGTCGGTGTTGACCAAGCGAAATTTCGTCACCGCGCGATTTTGATAGAGATTCTCGAGCCCATAGGGACTGAAGAGCGAGTGCGTCGGATCGGACGGGTTGAAGTAGCACGGAAAGCTCAAATCGCCGTCGTCGATCAGCGTCGGAATGAACGTGCGATGCGGCTTGCCCGTCGAGTGCGACGTAGTTTCGGTTTCCGCCACGCTCGTATTCGGCCCGGTGATGTCGCCGACGCCCGCGATCGTGGCGTAGGTTTCCGGCGACGCCGCGCTCAGTACCTGGATCTGGGTTCCGAACGCCGCGACGGCGGGATCGGGATTGACTCCGGTAGGAAGCACCGGAGGTGGAATTACTAATGCTTGCGGTTGTGTTGCCATAGTTACGTCCGTAGGTGGTGCCGTTCATGCTGCGGTAGAGGGTTAATGGCGACCAGATATTGAAAGAGAATCTCGAAACTGGTCACCACGCTGTAGAGTTCGGTGTCGGCTTCATATCCGGAGGTCTGGAGCCGGTAGAAGATCGCGCCGAAATGGACCGTCATGTAGTCGCCGCGCATGCCATCCAGGCGCGTGCGCAGCGCGTCGGCAATCGCCAGAGCCCGCGACTGCGAGGTATCGAAGATGGAGATCTGATATTCGCGCTGGAGCACGTCGAGCGGCGCCCGGATCGAGTGCAGCGGCACCGGCCCCACATGCTGGAAGATCATGTACGGCACCATCGGCTGCACGGTGGGTTTCTGCGGCGCGCGGATCAGCCAGACGCGTTTGTCCACCAGGTTGAACTGGATCAGCATGGCGCGCAGCACATCCTCGAAGATCATGAGCCGGAATCCGTTGCGTGCCACGCATCGGCGCGCGCCACGTCGTCGATCAATTGCTTCAGGTCGCCCGCGATCATGTTGGCGTACAGCGGGCGGGTGGCATTCAGCGCCGGCCGGAAGTAGGGGTGCGCTTCCGCCTTGCTGGTGCCGAACTCCACGAAGGCCGCATAATAAACGCCCTTGACGCCGACCAGCGCGCCAACCTTTTGCTTCAGCGGTCCCGCGAAGATGGCTTCCTTCAACGCGCCGGTCACCACTGGGACCAGGTCTTTGGCTTCGTCGCGCACGACCATTGCGGGTTTCATGGTGATGGCCTTCAGCCGCTCGGTCATGGCGCTCGAGCCTTCGCCGTTCAGCGTCTTCGCCATATCCTGGAGGGTCTTTACCATCTGCGGCACGCCCTCGAGCTTCATGGCCTTGCTTTTGATGGAAATGGTTTTCATGGATGTACCGTGAGAATGACTTGTGACCACGCCGCGCCGCCCGTGAGCGTGCAGCGGATCGTGGCGTTTTGGGCGGCGTCGATCGTCACGGGCGCGGTGTACAGTCCAGTGGCATCGCATGTTCCCGGCCCGCTCGTGAGCGTCCACGCGAACGCCGCCGCCGCGATAGGCGAGCCATCAGCGGCAGTCGCCGTCGCCGTGAACTGCTGCACGCCGCCGGGGCCGAGACTCACGCCCGCGGGCGTGATGACAATCGACGTGCCCTTTGTAAAGTACGTGAACGTGTAGCTGTCGCCGTTCAACTGCGTGCAGGAGATGCTCTCATTCATGCCCGCGCCCGATGCCGTCGCATTGCAACTGCACTGCGGCAGGCTATTCGCCGCCATGTACGATTCGATGGCGGTGAAGATGGCCTGAATCGCGGGGTCCATTGCGTCTCTTCCGGTCATGCATTCACCTCGACTTTTATTGACCCTGACCAAGTCAACACCGTACTATTGACCCGGTTTTTCATGACAGCAGGAACGTGCCTTTGGCGAAGGCCGAAGGCTGATAGATAGCGAGCGCGAGCCGCTCTTCAGCGCGCACCGTTACGAGGTCGCGGATGAAGTCGTCTTCGTTCTGATCGGCGACTTCGACCGCCGCCTCTTCGCGGTCGAATATCTGCGAGTACGGGTCGAACTGTCCGACCAGATAGCTGCCGCTCGCCATCGCTTGCGTGGCGACGACGGGAATGCCCCATAGCGTGATCGGAGTCGTGACCAGAGTCGGCGTGCCGAGCGCGAAGAGCATGAGTCCGAAATCGTTCGGGTTGAGCACGATTCCATTCGGCGCGTAAGCCTGCCCATAGACGCTCGCGATACCGCTCGCGACGCCCGCGAGCACAGCGGCTGCACCCGGAGTCGGCGCGGGAGTGGGCGCGGGCGCGGTGAGCGCGACCGCCATAAATCCTTGCAGATTCGGCGCGGTGCCGTTGCCGTTCAAAAACTGATTCTCTTCAGCGAGCGCGAGCCCGTACATCAAGCGCGAGTCCATCCACGACTGAAGCATCGCGAAGTCTTGCCAGTACTGCGAGGGCAGCTTTAGATACGCCGGGATCGTGATCACGGGTTGCTGCTGCACGTCGTACGTCATGACGGGTTGCGGCTTGGGCGCGCCTGGAGCGACGGGCACAATCGTGTTGGTTGTAAACGACGTCTCACGCACGTAGACAATGCCCGAGCCGACGGTCGATCCCGGCGTGATCAGCGAGCGCATCCGGTATTGCCACGTGCGTCCTGGAATCACGCGGTCAACGGTTTCGTAAGTCGGCGGATAAGCGAGAATCGGAGTCGCCGCTTTGCGATCGACGGCAATATCGAAGCGGCGGCGCTCGGGCTTTTCGATCAGCATGTCGGTGATCTGTTTGCCGGGGGATTTCATTGGACCTCCTCGCAAGTTAGTTGCAACTGCACGTGACGGCGCAGCACGTCGTCGATGCCTCTGATCTGGTAGGTACGGTCACGGTCCTGAATCCGCCACCGCGCATCGATGTCGGTACGGAAGCGGATTACGATGCCGATCATGGTGATGGCGATAGTGCGGCCCGCCTGGTTGGTTTCGCGGACGGCCGCCGGCATGATGCCCGCCCACACCGTGGCGACCGGGGTCCAGTCGGTGATCTCGTCCAGTTCCGTGTTATAGTCGGGCTGCAAAAGCGTGACCCGCTTATCCAGGACGCCTGCTTCGATACCGGGATGCTCTGGCATTTAGGTGTAAGTCGGGTAATCCCGCTCCGTGCTCAACAGGGCCTCCCAGGCAATGGGCGCGTTGACCCAGCGGCCGTCGCGCATCAATTCGCGGTTGCGATACCAGTCGGCGATCAGGATCAGCAGCGCCTGCTTGATGTTTTCGCCCACCGACGCATCAATGGTGTAACGCAGGTAGTTTTCGGTGTGCAGCCGCGCCGCCATTTCCAGTTGCTTCAGGTAGTCGTCATCTTCGGTCTGGTCGGGTTCGATGTGGCACTGCGCCTTGATGTCCACGAGGGTGAGCACCGGGACGCGGCCTGATGCCGAACCGGACGGAGGAACCGGCGGCGCCGGCGTGCCTGTATCGGTCGTGGCCGCGCCGGCGCCGGTCAACACGGTGCCCAGGTTGCGCACGAAGTTATCCCGGTCTTCGAGCGCCGCGGGCGGGCCACCAGCGTCTTTCAGTTGCTGCGTGGGCACCTGGATATTCGGGATGATCGGCGGTTGCGTGCTCATTGGATCATCACGGCCAGGAGCCACAGTGCGAGGCCCAGACCTTGCAGATTGATGCGCGGCGCGGAGATGCCCAGGCCACTGAGCAGAAGCATTATGAAGGCCACGATCATGAGCAGCAGGCGAAGCGTGATCATGCTGTCTCCTTCCGTTCGGTAGGTCCGACAGGCGGGCGCTCCTTGACAACGCCCGCCTGCATGAGTTCGCCGGCCATATTTTCAGGGACCACGAGCACTTCGCCTTTGCGCCGCAGTTTGCCGTCGCGCATGATGTGGTCCTTGAGAAACTGGATGATCACTTGGTTCCCGGCCCGAGGTGCCCCGGCCCCGAAGTTCCCGGCCCTGAAGGTCCCGATCCCAAGGCCCCGAGAGCTGCGGTAACGAACGGTCCCTTGGCGAAGGCCTTCGGCACGAAGACGGCGAACGCAATCCGTTCTTCTGCTCGCAGCGTGATCAGGTTGCGAATGAAGTCGTCCTCATTCTGGAACGCCATTTCGACGTTGACTGTCTCGCGATCGAAGAGCGCGGCATTTCCGGGGAAGGCGCCGCACAGGTAATCGTTGAGCGTCATGACCGGGGTGGTGATCACCGGAAGTCCCCACAGCCGCGGCGTACCTTCGTTCATCGGCGAACTCGGCAGCAGGTACTGGCCGTAGGTCGTCTTCAGGCTTTCGATATGGAACCAGTTGGTCGGGTTCAGCACGTACGCGGTCGGGAAATAGAACTGGTTCTCGATATAGGTCTCGGCGGCATTCAACTGGTCGAGCATGGTGTCGGTCGCCGGCGCGGGACCGGGATAGTAGACCGTCGCCGCCGTCGCCTGCGGCATGATGCCCCAGAGGTGGCCAGCGGCGTTGTTGCCGAACAGGATCTCGGTATCTTCCTTGAGCAACACGAAGAGCGCCAGGCGGTTTTCGATGGTGGCGATGATAAAGCTGACGTCGCTCGCCATCTGGCGCGATACCTTCACGTAGTGCGCAATGGTGCGGACCACCGCGGTGTTGTCCGTGTAGGTCACGCCCGACTGCGCCTTCTTGTCGCCTTCCAGAATCTGGTAGTCGGCGGCATTGGTCCAGACTTCCGTCACGTACTCGACGGCGTTGGTGCCGTCGATCGGGACCACGTCCACCAGATCGCGCATGGTGACCGGCGCGAACTGCTGCGGGATCAGTCCCATGCGCCGCGGAAAGATCGGGTAAGCGCCGACCGGCGGTGTGATGGTGGTGGCGCCGCCTTCGGCGATAGTAGTCACGGCCTTGCGGCCCAGGATGCCGGCCATGATGTCCTTGATGCGCGTCTTGGTGAGGCCGGTCTGGATCTGGAAGCGCCCACTGAACTGGCAGTTTTTGAATTGGTCGCTTTCCACGAACTTGGCGCCCAGGCTCTTCACCAGCACCCCGTCCTCGCCGGCGCCGGCGCCCGGCGGCCGGGAACTGCGTTCGCCGTACAACTTCACCTTCGCATCCAGGTCGTCGCACCGTTTGATGGCGGCAGCGGCGGCGGCGGACGCCGCGGCGGCAGCGTCAGAGTGTGTGTTCAGGTCCTTCTCGACCTTCCCGGCCTTCTCGCGGGCTTCGGGGTCCACGAACCCCTCCGCTTTCGCCTGTTTAATGTTGGCGGTGATGTCCTGCTTCCACTCGAACCGCAGTTTGCGGATGAGTTCCAGTTCTTCGTTGTCAATCCCTGGGATTGCCATTATTCGGCTCCTTGAACGGCGGTCAATGCCGCCAGTAATCGCCGGGTAAGCGGCGTAGGGGCGTCGTCGGGCATCCCGCTCGAAGACTGGTTACAGGCCGCGAAGGCGCGAATAATCTTCTTTGCCTCGACCCGTGAGAAACCTTCTGCCTCCCGCAGATGTTTCTCGAAATCACGCCACGTTTTCACATCGGCCACGTAGGCCTTCGGCTGCGCCGGAAAGGGCGTGATGGACACTTCCCAGAGGTCGATCTCCGATAGTGTGCGGATGTCGTCCTCGTAATCCCACTGCTTCGCCATGAAGCCGATCGACATGCCGACGCGGAAGTCGAGCGCCGCGGCTTCCTGCAACAGGGCATAGGTGTTCTGGGAAACGGTGTTGCCGAGCGCGAGCTTGCCGGTCAGCGCGAGGCCTTTGCCATCCTCGGCCAGGCCGGTAGAGAAACCGATCCACTCTTCATGGTTGGCGAAGATCGGGACCTTGCCTTTTTTGTCCTTGATCGACTGCGCGAAGGCGCCGGGGATCACTCTGTCGCCCTGCAGGTCCACGTTGTAGGTCGAGGCGTAACCCGAGAACAGGCCGCTGTCCCCTTCCGCCTTCAGTTCGATCAGCGCGCACGCTTTGCGTTCCATACTTATGCTCCTTGCGGCGGCCCCGCCGGCGCCAACGGTTTGCCGTCATCCGCCGCCGCCGACATGTTGAGCGGCACCAGATAATCGTCGCCGCCTTCGATGCGGTTCTGGTCTTCGAGTTCGCGGATATCATTCGCCGACATCCAGCCCCACTGCCGCGCCGTGGCATAGCTGAGATAGCGGGTGCGGATGTCGCTTCTCTCGAAGCCGTTGAGGTTCATCTTGTAGACGTACGGCCCCTGAAGCAGCGCCTTGGCGATCGACTGCTCAAGAGAAACCACGTAAGGGTTGATGGTGTAGCGGACGAATTCGATGGACTGCTGCTCGACGCTTGCATACGTGGGCTTGTCCATGGCGCCGATCAGGTGCGGCGGCACGCCGAAGATGCGTGCGATCTGCTCGACGCTGAACTTCTTCTCTTCGATGTAATTCAGCGAAGAGAGCGGCAGGGCGAGCGGCGTGTACTTCATGCCCTCTTCGAGGATGGCGACCTGCGCGGCGTTCATCGGCCCTGAGTGGGTAGCCTTCCAGGAATCGCGGATGCGGTTTACCTGGGCCTCTTTCAGCACGCCGGGATACTCGAGCACGCCGCCGGGTTGCCCGCCGTTCTGGTAGATCGAGTAAGCATACGCGGTGGTGGCGGTCTCGAAGTCCAGCGTCATGCGGTGGTAGTCGAGCACCGGCAGGCCGATGTAACCGTCCAGAGTGAACAGCCGGAAGTGGATCAGTTCCTCGGCCGAGAAGTGGTGGCTGCGCCCGGTCAGATCGGAATAGAAATAGTCCAGCGTGCCGTCGGTCTTGAGCAGGATCTGGACGCGCGATGCATTCAGCGGCCACAGGCCCAGCACCTCGCCATCCACGCGGTCGATCCAGGTGAAGGCGTTGCCCCAGAGCAGCAGGCTCATCATCGTCGGCTGCATCCATTGCGACGCCGTCATCATCGGATTCGGCGACTGCGTCAGCACGCGGTACAAGGGCGAGTCAAAGGCCTTCACCTTTCCCTGCGATGTGTCGTGGAACAGGTTTGTGGGCAGCGATGCAATCGAGTTGGCGATCAGCCGGCAGCAGGCCCAGACGGCCGCGGACTGCAGCGCGGTATTGGCCGCGGGGTTGGTGATGCCGGCGCCAGGCAGGGTGTTGATGATGCCGCCACCGCCAGTGCTCCTGGTCCCGATGCGCGTCACGCTGCCGAAGGTGGTGGCGATGGCCTTCCAGGCGCGCGCCAGCATGGTTTTCAGATTGCCCATAAACCCCGGTTTTCGTAGTCGGCGCGCTCGCCGCCGCCGCCCTGCTTCAGGCCGCGGTGCAGGCACATGAGCAGCGCGGTCACGCCGTCGATCTTCTTCTCATCCGATTCCTTGCGCGGCTGCATCAGATCGCCGGAGCGGTGCGCGGTCACGTTGCTCATCATCCAGGCGAGCACCGGGTCGCCGTCGTGCCGGATGCGCCCCGAGAGCACCAGACCTTCCATCTCGACCATCGCCGGCGACATGTTGGGGGCCGACTGCCGGATCTGCACCGGGGTCGGCAGTCCGCGCTTCTCGAGCGTGGTAACCAGCGGTCCCGCATGGTACGGGTCGAGCGCGATCTCGATCAGATCGAAGCGCGAGGCGTAATCCTCGAGCTGGTCGATGATGAAGTCGAAGTCGGTCACTGCACCGGGCGTGGCGACCATGCGGCCTTCGATTTCCCAGCCCTGGTAGTGGTTGTTTTCGCTGCGCTGGACCGTCTGCTCGGGAAGGTAGTAGCGGCCGAAGACGGCCCACCAGTCGCGGCGCGCGGTAGGCGGAAAAGCGATGACTAGGGCCGCGATATCACTGCGCAGCGCCAGATCGATGCCGATGTAGCAGCGGTCGCGCGCGAAGTCTTCGATGTCGAGATCCGGGTCGCCGCATTTGTCCCAGGCGCCGGCCGGAAGCCACGCGGTATCGGCATTCACCCAGATATTCAGATGCCGCGTCAGGAAGGCATTCTGCTGCGACGGCATTGTCTGCGCGCGCGCCGCAGTGGCGCGCATCGTTTCGGGATAGATCGAGATCCCGTAATTCGGGTTGCACTTCATCCACGTGGCTTCGTCCCACGGATCGTCGTCATCGTCGCGCGTGTAGATGATCCCGAAATACGATTCGTCGCTGATGATCCGCTTGAGCATCTCGATGGCGTGTGTGCGCTGGTCGTAGCAGACGCTGGCGCGGTTCATCCCCGCCGTCGTGATCGCCCAGATGAGCGACTGTGAGCGCGAGCCGGTGGCGGTTTCGAGCACATCCCAGAGGCCGCGGGTTGGGTGCGCGTGCAGTTCGTCGATCAGAGCGGCATGGATATTCAGCCCGTCGAGGTTGCTGTGCTCGGCGCTCAACGCCTCGAACTTACTGGCGGTTTCCGTCTGCACGATGGTGTGCGCCAGGACTTCGACGCCGAATTTACTGCGGAACCCAGCCTCGCGCCGCGCCATGATCTGCGCGTCGGTAAAGACCAGCTTCGCCTGGTCGCGCGTATTGGCGGCAGAAACCACGTAGGCGCCGGCCTCGTTGTCGCAGGCCACGAGGTAATTGCCGAGTGCACTGGTCAGCGTGCTGTTGTGTGTCGGCACCATAGACCGCCCGCACAGAAACATGTGCGTCGGCGAATCGACTGTGAGGCACCGGACGGGAACCGATGCTATTGGAGCGACACGGCAAATCTGAATAGAACGACTACGCGGGGCTGTCGCCGCTTCTGACCGTAAGCGCATTCTGCCTAGTTTGCGCGGCAGGCGAAATACTGGAAGCTCGTCGCGGAAGGAATGGAACTGAATTAAGTGAGCCACGCCCGGAACGGGCACACCATTGCACACCAGCGGCGTATGGCGCGTACGGTGCTTAAGGCCGAGAGTAGATAACAGTTCCTGGACTCCTGAAGCGAGGCGCTCGCTAACCGTGGTAAATGAGATGCACAGACCGGAGCGGCTAATTGTACCGTCGGTATCCATCAGACCTTGCAGCAGTGCCAGCCGTTGCGAAAGAGATGCCCGCAGATAATTTGCCGGGATGTGCTTGCTGTTCAAGACACCCAGGCCGCGCAGTCGCGCCTGCACATTTGCGGTGCTCTTCGTGCCCACGATGCGGTCGCCGAGCAGGTCCACCTCTACGCCTTGAATCAATACACGCCAAGCAGCCCCCGCTCGTGATAATTTGACTGCATAACCGCAATGCCGAATCTGGGCGGCCATCTCCGCGAGATCTTCTGAACCGCAAGTAATGTGTGCCGCTGCGCTGGTGCCGTCACCGAGCCATGCGCCGAGCACGTACGGTTCAATCAGTAAGTCGGCATCAGGTAAAGCTAAGGAACTGGCCGGGGCGATGCTGTGATTCCGGTCGTTACGCTCGCCATAGGTCTGGGTGTCGAATACTTCTTGCGTGGTGCGATCGCGCGATATTACGGACTGCCCGCGTGCTCCCATTTGCCGCCCTGCGTGGACGCCGACCTGATTCACACGGGCCTGCGTCCGCCAGATGTGGCCCGCATCGGCGACGATCCGTTCCCCGTTACTAAACTCTAATTCGTAGCAGTCGTGGTCAGTGAATGTCTCGCTAACCGCCGTGACTCTAGCCGGATTACCCTCTGGATCGAAGATTGCATCTCCCACCTGTACATCGCCGATGGTGGCCCATCCGGTAGGAGTGGGAATCGGGGTGTCGAGTGCCAGCGCCTTCGCGTTTTTCCTGGGAATCTCGACATAGGCCACGCGGAAGCGCCGCGTTTTGGTGGCCGCGCACATCCAGCCGAAGACGGTGCAGATGATGAAACACTGCCACGGTTCCAGTTCCAGCTTCTTGCGGTGCTGCGCCCAGATGCCCTTGATGTGCGGGAACCGCTGGATGATATCGCAGACGCGGTTTGCCGCGGCGCGGTCGAAGTAGTACGGACTCGAGTCGCCGCGGAAGGTTTCCAGGTCGCGGACCTGGCGCTCGCAGGCCAGGCGCACCCAGAGGCAGGCCGGGATCCGCTCGCCCACGATGTCTTCGACATACTTCGCCGCCAGCGCCGCATACGGATATGTGCGCGAGGCGGTCGGCATCGGAAGTTACTAGCCCACGTCCTCCCAGTCGCCCTGCACCGGCTGCACCGTGTTGCCGGCATCGATGCGTGCCCGCGAGCACGGCGTGAATCCCAGTTCGCAGGCGCCCTTCAGCATCAGCATGTACTGGCGGTTGACGATCGGCAGGTAAGGATTCTGCATCGGCAGGCTTTGCTTTGGACTCTTCACCACGAGTTCGGTCTGTCCCATCAGCACCGCGGCCTTGCGGTGCGTATCCTCGGCCACGATGAAACCTGCAAGCGCGGCCTTATCGATGCGGCGCAGCACATCGCGCGGCGCGTTCTCGATGGCGTACTTCCAGGCGTCTTTCTGTTCCGCGGTGAACCAGTCGGGCGGCTCAAGCAGCGGGCCAGGAGTCGGCGTTTGCTTCTTGAGCAGCTGCTCGGCTTTCTTACCGGTGAGCCGCAGGATCTTCAAGTTGGTCGGTGTTGGCTTGTCGCCTCTCATGGGTTCACTCTGCCTTTCGCGGCGGCGGGCCAGAAAGCCGCGGGCGCCGCATTCCCCGCGGAAACCCCGGCGGAAGCGTCCTGGGGCACCGGAACGCGATTGCGGGGCGTTTTAGCGGCAGTGCTCAATGTCGGCTCCTACGGAGTATTCCCGAAACCATACCGTCGTGCGCAAAAATTAGGC